ACTGCTTCTTATACGCATGAACTTTCTAGGCTAGGCAAATGGACCCGGTTACAATCAGTGGTTGCGTAGCTCTTGCCACTGGCAGTTTTAAAGCCATCAAGGGAGCAGTCTCCGCTGGTAAAGATCTAAGTGATATAGCCGGGCAACTAAATCAGTGGGGCAAAGCTTGCTCGGATTTCGCTATGCTTCAGCAACGTGAGGAGAACCCTCCCTTTTGGAAAAAAACATTTAAAGGTAGCGATGAGGAAAACGCTATCTTGATATGGAATAATGAGCGTAAATTTAAGGAGATGCGCCAAACCTTAAAAGACGAAATCAGTTTCGTATACGGACCATCCGCTTGGAAAGAGGTTTTAGCAATTGAGGCGCAGCAACGTAAAAGGCGTAAAGATGAACTGTATAAAAAACAGGAGCAACTAGATGCGATTATTAACTTTGCTATTGGGTTTATTATTTTTATCCTCAGTGGTGGTATCTTGTTCTGCATTTTCTATTTCATCGGCAAATGGCAAGGGCGTTGGTGATCATGTGGGTGCTATTATGGTTACAATTAGTGAGTGGAAGTTTTGATCATTACCACGTAGGTAGTTACTCTAGTGAAGAAGCTTGTAAGCAAGGCAAAGCAGAAGCAAAGGTGCTAGTCACCAGCCAAAACTCTAAAGTAGTGTGTATTAAAATTGAACGGTGATATTAAAAGAGTGGCGTAATAAATATATTATCTATGATAAAAACGGAAAAGTTGTTATAATTACACGCGATAAAAATGTAGCGGTTAAATACGCAAGGTCTTTGAAATGACTGAATTTGAGAAAGCTGATCTAAACAATAACGGTGTTATAGAAAAAGCTGAGTGGAACAAACTGGCTTTGGAAGATCGCAGATTAGAAATGATTGACCGGGATTTAAAGCGCAATGCGGAGCGTAGGTTTACCGGGTTTGCTCTTGCCGGGATGTTGATATATCCGTTTATCATTTTGTTAGCTTCTGTTCTTGGCTTTGACAAAGCAGCTAGTCTTATTACAGATATAGCAAGTGTATACGTGATAGCTGCATCAGGTGTGGTTGCTGCATTTATGGGATTTAATGCGTATGCTGCAAAAGCGGAGCCAAAGAAAGCAAGCATACAAATGGAGGGAGATTGATGTTTGATTTATTAGGAAAGCTGGTAGATCCGGTAAGCAATATTCTTGATAAAGTTATTGAAGATAAAGATCAAAAAGCAAAGTTAGCCCACGAAATTGCAACAATGGCAGAGAAAAATTCTCAAGCTTTGATGATGCAACAGTTAGAAATTTTAAAAGCTGATGCACAAGGTAACTGGTTTCAAGCTTCTTGGCGTCCACTTATCGGCTGGATTTGTGGTATATCATTAGGAATAAATTACATGATTGCGCCCATTGCATTAGGTTTTGGTTTTGCAATACCGCAAGCTGATATGTCAGTAATGATGCCGTTGTTACTCGGTATGCTTGGCATTGGTGGTATGCGTTCATTTGACAAGTTACAAAAAACGGACAGCAAAAAATGAAGGTAAATGTTGGATTAGCATTTGCAATGGTTGTGCAGCTAGTTGCATTAGTGTGGTATATTTCCGGGCTTGTGCATGATCTCGAACATTTGCAAGGTACTGTATCAGCGCAGCAAGACTTGCTTGAAATTATAGATCAAGATGTAGATGATCTGTGGGCGTTCTGTACTTTTACGGAAAATAAATGGGCAGAAGCGTATAGTAGTGATATGGTGTACGAAAGATTGTGTGGAACAAAGGAGTTTGTTGAGCAATGAGTTTTAAACTAGGAAAGCGTAGCCTTGAAAGATTAGAAGGTGTAGACGAACGCATGGTTGCTGTTGTTAAACACGCAATCGGTGTAAGTAAAATTGATTTCGGTTGTGTTTGTGGGCTTAGAACCATTAAAGAACAAAAAGAATTGGTTGCAAAAGGTGCAAGTCAGACTATGAAGTCTAAGCATATTGACGGTATAGCTGTAGATCTTATGGCTTACATTGGTAGCCGGGCAAGCTGGGAACTCAACTTGTATGACGATATAGCTGATGCAATGGCAGAAGGTGCTAGGGCTTGTGATGTTCCTGTACGCTGGGGTGCAGCATGGACTGTTCCAAACATAGCGCATTGGGATGGCACAATGGAAGCTGCAATGAATGATTACGTTGATACCCGGCGTGGTCAGGGCCGCAGACCATTTATTGATGGTCCACATTTTGAACTAATGGTATAGGAGAAAGCAATGCCACATGGAAAAAAACACGGCTTATATGAAAATATCAGGTTAAAAAAGGCTAGAATTGCTGCCGGAAGTGGAGAAAAAATGAGAAAGCCCGGCACAGCTGGCGCGCCTACTGCACAAAATTTTAAAGATGCAGAAAAGACCGCAAAGAAACGCAAGAAATCTATGATGTCCTGATATGGCTAGACCACCAGAACGTACCGGGAATAGTGGCAGACGCGCAGCGTTCTTACAGCGCATGGGTAAAATGCCGGGTCCAACAAAAAAGAAAGATGGCACTGATACGCCGTTGTTAAAATCATTAAAGGCATGGGGCGCTAGCTCTAAGTCTGAAGCAGTAGCAAAAGGCAAACGCATATCCATGATGAACAAAAAGAGGAAAGCATAATGCCAGAAAAATTAGAACGAAGTTTAATGGATCGCGCTACAAAGAAAGGTCTTAAAGGTAAGAAGAAAGACGCTTACGTTTATGGCACAATGCAAAAGGTTGGCGGTCCAAAACTAGCAAAGAAAGCAGCGGAGACAGGAAATGTACGGAAAAAAACGTAAACCAAAAAAATCAATGATGGATAAAGGCTATGGCAAAGGGAGTTAAGCATTACTTGCCAAACGGTAAGGAGTACAAAGGACCGACACATAAAATGTCGGACGGTACGTTACATACTGGTGCTACCCACACAAAAAGCAGTCAGGTTTTGTCTCATAAAAAACCGAAGTCAATGATGGATAAAAAATAGACTACGGTCTTGGCATTGGTTTGACATAATCCTTTGACACAACGTTAGTGCCTTTGCAGTACACAGCTGCGTCTTTTCCATACGGTTCTAGTATGTCTGACATATGCTGTATGCTGTACGAACAATCGTCAAAGCTGGGTAACAGTATGCTTGTCTTTACCTCTTCACCTTGCACGAAATAACTAATCATAAGAAATGTAAAATACGTTTTTATCATTGTGTATACCTCATAGTTTTATTATTGTTAGTCAGGGGCAGTAAAGCTAGCGTAAGCAAGCTACTTAATCCTATATTGTAAAACCTTACTGCCCCACGATTTATTTACCACGGTTCGATTGGTAAAGTTATGTGACGCTTGCGCGTTACCTTATTAATGGTTGTTTTACCAGAACCATTACTACGAACAAACTTTACACCCATACGGTACGCTAACGTGCGTAAGTTAGTAGGGTCTATACCAAGCTGTTTAGCTGCTACGCCTATTGTTTGATTATTGTATTGCAGTAATAAGCTTCTCATTTCCTCATAGTATTTTGCTTTTAATGCCGGGTACGGCTTTATGTCTGCCACGGTGCTTTCTGCGCTGGTGGCTGTTGCTGTTGTTGCCATTGGTTTGCCTGTGGTTGTTGTTCTTGTTGTGCTTTCGGATTTGGAAACAGTGTAATGCTGCCGATCTTGGGCCATTGTTTTGCATCATCCCCTTGTTTAGCGCTTACAGATAAACTTACGACAAGCCTATGCTGTAACATAATATCATGTATTTGTTGTATCGCAGCCATAGCTGCCGGGTCACCCTTATTTTCTTTAGGTTCGTTTATCCATGCTGATATGGACATACTAACAGCCTGTCCGTTGTTCATAAAGCCTTGTATCTGGCTGTTGCTATTTCCTAATTGTGGTTTCATAAGAAAGCCTTTCTTTTGTTAACTTCAGTTTCAATTTGTGCATAAATTTTAGGATACTCTAAATTAAGTTTATCCAGCTGGTCAGAAAAATATTCATCCCATTGTTTTAATTCATCTAGATCTTTAATACCTTGCACCTCGCCAATGCGTTCATCCGCAAATTGTTGCCAAGAAGCTCGTTCATCTATCGTAACTTCTTTTTGCTGGGCCTGTTCGACTTCATTAATAGAAGCATACTGACCACCATGTAAACCAATACTTGCTAACGCTCTACCAACAGCGCTTGTCTCGCAGTTTTCTATCGCAGATGTTTTGTTAACGTTTGAGGAGCCGCGTATCTCTTCAGCATATCCAGATCCAATAATCATACCGTCTTTGTTTTTAATAACAGCTTTAGCTATAACGTTTTCACCATTGTATGATATAATTTCAGTTTCTATACCGTAGTCCATACCAAAAGCTTTTCTAAAAGCTTCTACTCTAACTGAAACCATTGTATATTTTTTACCGCCACGCTGCGTAACACCTTCAGTACGGTTAAGGTTGTTCACCTCTTGCATGGCTTGTTCTAAGTTACTCACTTTGTAACACCTCCTAGTTCTTTAGCCTGTTTCAATATTTCCGGGTTCATATCACGCCACACAAAACTATCTGCAAAGTGTGGATCACACAGCTTTAACAGCTGTTGTACGTTTTCCGTCACCATCATTAGTTTTTCACGGCGCTGACACGCTGCAATAACGTCTGCAAGCGCGTATTCTAATTCATCTATTGTTGCTTCAAACACAACGTAACCTAATCTGTTTGCGTACACGATACGCGGTATCTTGCCAGTTAAATGCCAATACCCGGCGATTTGTTTGAGATGCGGATCTTTTATTTTCTTTGGCAAAGAGTTTGCGCGTGGTTTATCGGTATCAACGCTAGTATCCCATTGTGTTTTAAGTTCTACCGCACCTTCTTGATAATCACCAAAGCCTAGATAATCTAGTTCGCAACCGGGCAGTTTACCGCGCAGCATTGTTTGCCCTACAATCTCATTAGCACCGTGCATTGCTTCACGTAAACCAAGCTCCGCGTTTTTACATACAAGCTCAAATTCATTAATACCTATATCATCTTTCTTAACTGCTTTACCTTGCTCATTGTATCGTGGTAGCTGTCTACCTTCCAGCTGACGTTGCACTTTATCTTGATCTATCCAAGCACCAGTTTGTAATGACGTAAGCACGTTTAATGCTTCCCGGTATGCTTCACCTTGCATTGCACCATCAATTAACATTTGATCGCAAAAGTATTCTACAGCCCTACCGCTGCACATATTTACGTTGTCGTTAAACTGTACTTTGTTGCGGTAATCTACATAATATCCAGACTGTGCAAGTATTGCTTCAGCTTGTGAAATGTCACCTTCTGTCTTTCCGTTCACAACGTCAAGCGCAATGTTTCTTTCTGTCCGTAGTATTCCCTTGTCAAAAAACGTATAAAAATCAGGGGTACTTGGGTTACTATGGTGATAGTAGCCTTTGCTGTACGCCCATGAAAAGTTATTTCGTATCATTTTTTCTCTTTCGATTGACAGATTGTGTCTAACTTAGTATCAAGGAAAATAAATTACAAGGAGTTTTTTTATGACGCTAGATGAATGGCGAAAATCGCAAGGCATGAGCTACCCGGTTTTGGCAAGGAAACTAGGTGCAGCTGGTGCTACGGTTGCCCGGCGCTGGTGTTTACCCAGTGACCACAAGGATAGAATGATACCGTCACCTAAGTTTATGCGTATCATACAGGATAGCACACACGGCGCAGTGCAGCCAAACGATTTCTACAGGTGATGTATGGGTGGTAAAGCAAGTAGAGACAAGGGCGCAGCATTTGAACGCGAGATTGTAAACTGGCACAAAGATCGCGGTGTAGATGCAGAGCGCATACCGTTATCGGGTGCAATGAAGGGAAACTATGCGAGTGACATAAAGCTAGGACCGCAACTTGCGTTAACAGCTGAGTGCAAGCGCAGAGCTAGAGCGTGGCAAGATTTATATGATGCGTTCGATCAGGATAACAGCGATGTTGTGTTTATCCGCAAAGACAGGAAACCAGCATTAGTTGTTTTAACAATGGAAACTTACGAAACTTTTTTACAATGGTTTGATTGGATAAAGGAGAAATAAAATGGGATACACTGAAACAGGCATAGGGTATCAATCAACAGATACAAGCAAAGAGGCAGCTGTAGCTAATTACAAAGGCAAGCTAACAATACGTGACCGGGTGCATCAGCTGCTACAGAAAACATCTCACGCATTATCTACTGAGGACATTGCCGGGTTGTTAAACGTACCATACGGTTCTGTACAGCCCCGGTTGTCAGAACTACAGAATGAAGATAAGGTTGAGGACAGTGGCGAACGCGGTAAAACTCGCTGGGGTAAGGCTTGCATCAAATGGAGAGCAAAGTGACTTACATAATTGAAAAAGGCGATAGCGCTGTAGAAGTTACAGTGATTGACGATACGCGCAAAGTTGAATTGCCAATGAAGAAATGCCCTTACTGTGATGGTGAGGGCGATTATTTAGTTGAAGAGCCTGTAGTTGATTACGTGCATGGTGGTTACTTACAAGAGAAGCGTGTTACTTGTGACGAATGTCATGGCAATCGGTTTGTGGTGATTGAAGATGAATAAATGTAAATCGTGTGGTCGTGAGCATGACGTTAATCGTGGTGGCTGGATTATATTGGCTACCGGGGATTTGATTTGTGATCCAGCTGACAAGCCTGAGTGCTGGGAACAGCTGAGTGATTGGTACATACAGAAGCGCGCACAGATGCAAGCTTTGCATGATAAAAATAGTGGGTTGACAAATGCGAAAACCGCTGTACGCTAACGCGAGCCTCCCGAGGCGAGATAATAACTATAAAGTTAATAACAATATAGTTAATAACGATATAGTTAATAACAATATAGCAGTAACTATAAATAACTATAATAACAATATAGTTAATAACTATAAGCAAGACGTACTGAAACGAACACTTGTCAAGATGAACCCGGCATACAAGAAAGCTGGCGAGAAAGCGCGACAAGATCCGTTAGCATTTCGTTTAGAAAAAGTTATGAAGTTACTGCGAACCCGGTTAGGAACGCAGAATTTTATTGAAGCAGTAAATCATGTAGCTACATTGTCACCAATGGAGCAAGCAAAGTTTTGCCAGAGCTTTGAGGATTACTATGTCGCAAGATGTATCGAAAATGACAGCTGAAGATCTTAATGATTTATTTATGGAAGCGGCACAAACAGAACGTTATATGCCCGGTGTGTATCGCAGACAAAACTTATCAAGCTGGCCTGATTATGTACAATCATGGTCGAGTTATGGTTGGTCTGATGTTAAACAGGTACGCATACAGCCTACAGCTACACAAATTGATCGTTTGTATACTGCGTTAGATTTGGGTCTACGCATGGGGAAGGACGATAGAAAGATAATTTGGGCAGCTGCACATAGCGCCGTAGGAAGGGAACGCGGTCCACAATGGACTAAGCTGGGTAAAATGCTCGGACGCTCACGGAGAAGCGTCAAGAATGAGTATATCGCTGCGCTGGTACGCTTGACTTGGATAATAAAAAAGCCGCACTGAGAAGCTCAATGCGGCAAATTGCAGTCCCACCCTCGTTAACCTCCAGTTTGTGCTGATCAGTTTAAAATACACTTCACAAACACTGCAATAAAATATTATGAAATTATTGCAAAGCCCACAAGATAAAAAATAACATACACGGAGCAGCAAACACTGCTACTGCTCCAATGATGTCACCGATAAGGTCAAGCCATTTCATGTTGTTGCTCCTATCGTAAATATTCTGGGCCAGTCCATCTAACCCATGAAAAATCGCCATCAAGAACATTGCCACGCGCTTGGTTTTTTGCTGGAGCAGACCAGCTTGCTGCTTTTAAAATGTCACCTTTTCTAAATTTTGGATCATCGTCAGAGTTAACAACAAAACCCCATGCAGAGCCGCCGTTCATCTCTGTTATCTTGATATACTTTTTACCAACTTTGTAACCAAGCTCTTCACCGTGTTTTACAATGCTAGCTTCAAGCCTTTCTGCGTTACCGCCAGCTTTAATCCAGCGTCTTTGCATTTTTGCATAATCATCTTTGATAGCTGTTAATAAATTCTCTAATTGCTGTTGCATTTGTTAGCCTCCTAATCCTACAATGCTGTGATTTTTGCTAACAGGTATGATTTCTATGTAGAACTCACTGAAACTGCTAGCCTTGAGTTGTTCGGCAGCGTCTAACGCTGCCTGATGGCTGTCGTACTTGCCGACAATGCTGTTGCCATACATGGCGATTTTTTTAACAATGTATTGCATAGTTACTCCTTAACAGGTTTGACAGTATGTGTCAAGCTACTAATTGATATGGCTTATCCCACGCGCCAATGTCGATTGACATAAAGTAGGCGTAGTCAAAGTAGTCAGTCATTATATCGCTGTTGTTGTAGTACAAAGTACCTTTCATGGCAGCTTGCATTTCGTTAACAAACTGTTCTGAAATATGAAGCGGTTTATCTGGATCGTGAGAAACGTATTCTCTGTATGGGTTTTCCTGATAGTAAGTTTCTACCGGGTAAAACTCTCTACCAGCTGCTAACTGTGCATCTCTTCTTTTGTTGTTAGCATGACCAATAAAATCTATCGGTCCACTTTTGACAGTAACTTTTAAAGTGCTGTGGTTCTTAACGCTGATAGAACCTTTACAGTTGTACTTTGCAAGCACTGCCTTGATGCCCGGTGCTAATTCTTTTTTCATTTCTTGGTTGAAATATGCCATGTTGTTTACCTCCTAATTAATCGTCAATTTGTTCGTCTGTTACGTCTACCCAATAATCAAGCTGTTCGTAGACATAATCGTATTTTACAACTGTTGGTATAAATGGAGCGTTTGCAGAAGTTCTACACTCAAGAACTTTGCCCCAAGCATCGCTTTCTTCTGAGCTAGTAGTTCTTTTTTTGAACACTCGACCGCACTCAGTAATTGCAAACACAGCTGTCTGATTACCTTCGCATTGGTTACTTATATTTAAATATTGGATTTCTTTGATGTGATACACAGTTACTTACCTCCTTGCATATCGAACAATGGTAAGCCGAAAGTCTGAGCCTCGGCTATGTCAAACGCTTTTGCAGCGTCTATCTGTTTGAACACTAAAACAGTGTGGCTAATCTTTTTTCGCTTGCCCCAATAGTCGTTGATGTCAACAACGCCGCCTTGGTCTAACACTTTGTTGCCGTGAATTAATTGAACGTGCCCGGTAGTAGTAACCATGTAAACGTGGTTAGGATTGGCAACGTCTTTGATAAATCGCTGCAAAGTCATGTCGAACCCGGTGCTGTATAATATGCCGTTTCGTTTATGCTGTTGAAGTAACTTGTCGTACTTGACGTTAAGCTTGTCTAAAACAACTAAACGCTCGTCATGCTTAGTACCGCCATGCCATCTTTTCTTAGAAGCAACACGCTTGCAATGCTTTTTGAACTGAACAAACGCATCGTTTAAACTGATGCCAGCAACGACAGCCACTGCTTGAACGCCGCAGTGACCGCCTTTAAAAGCATCTTTGGGAAGTGCAAATTCCATATCGCTTACCACTTAATACCTTTCTCATTGCCGCTGATAGGACAGTTGTAAAAACCGTCAGCGCCAATATCTTGTTTGTAATCTTCTTTTAAGATCTTGTAGAACTCTTGAACATTGTCAGCTTCTATGATGCCTGATTGATAACCATAGTCACTTTCAAAATAAAATTCGTACTCCATAGTACCTCCGTTGTTGATTGGAAAACTGTGGGAGCAAGCTCAAACCACAACCTACATATAATGTATGTGACAGATACTGTCAAGGGGTATATAGAAAAAAAAATATATTTATTGCCGAATGTACTGAAATAGTCTATATGTATGCTACAATCGCAAGATGTTGTGTTTTGCCTCAAGCCACAACAATGCCTGTTCCTTGCTGTTGTTAACTAGCCCGGTTATGCCGGGCATTTTTTTAGGAAGCTGTAATGCCAAGTAGAACTGTTACGATTAAAGTAATGCAGAAAATATGCGATAGGTTAGCCGAAGGTGAAACGCTGGTAGATATTACCAAAGATAAAGCTATGCCTAACTATCGTAACGTTACACGCGCTGTACAGGCAGACGAAGAGATATGGGAGATGTACAGGAAAGCGCGCATATTGCAGAGCGAATACTATTCAGACCATATCAATAGATTAGCTATGGAAGAACTGCCAGAAGTAGCAGATCCACGTATGATTAACGCAGAGGTGCAACGGCGTAGGTTAGAGATTGACACGCTGAAATGGACAGCTGCGCGTAACCAGCCATTTGGCATTAGAGACAAGAAAGAAGATCAACCAAGTAGCTCGGCGATCACGATCAGCTGGGCTGGCGGTGACGTTGCTGTTAGCGCGACTGAAGAGGAAGAGGAGGCTGTTGTTAGGCACTGAGACACGTATGACATTACATCCTGTGCGTCCGAGCTACGTGCGCGAGGCGGCAAGATTGCAGAACACAAGCGGAACGTCTTGGCTCGACATCGCAAAACAAGAACAAAACTGTACGTGCGTAGAACAAAACGTTACAAAGTGTTAACATAATACATATTATGCGAATTAGGTGGTTGTTTTTGGCAATCCGGCCGACCCTACCCTCCAAAATTTGCCGCGCGTCTGCTTACTACATAATATACCTAAACAATAGTGTCTGCCCCTCACACAGCCTAAGAAAGCCCATGAAAGAGGAAAACGTTGTACTGCTAGGTCACATTAACGAATTGCGTAGGCTAACTGTAGAGGCGTCTACAGCGGCGGTACAATACGAAAGCGCTGTATTATTGTTGGACATATACGAGCGAATGTTACAGAATATGGGTATTATGGATTTTGGCAAGGACGAGACTAAGCACTGATGCACATTGAGATACCTTACGAGCCTAGGGAGTTGCAACGTAAGTTGCACAATGAGATGTCGGTTAAGCGCTGGGGTGTTGTTGTTTGCCATCGTAGGTTTGGTAAGACTGTCTGGGCGATTAATCATATACTACGTGCTGCGTTAATGTGTGAGAAGAACAACCCTAGGCTAGCGTATATGGCCCCTACATATAGGCAAGCTAAGAATGTAGCGTGGGATTATATAAAGGAGTATGCTGGAAGAATACCGGGTGTACGTTTCCATGAAACGGAACTGCGGTGTGATTTACCTACTGGTGCTAGGATTTCTTTGCTGGGTGCGGAGAACCCGGATAGTTTACGTGGAATATATTTAGATGGATGCGTGATGGATGAGGTCGCGGATATGCCAGAGAATGTATTTCCAGAGGTGTTACGTCCGGCGTTATCTGATCGCAAAGGGTTTTGTATTTTTCTAGGCACCCCGAAGGGGCATAATGCTTTTTATGAAAAGTATGAAGAAGCTGTAGCGAATGATGATTGGTTAGCTGCGGTGTATCGTGCTAGCGAAACTGGTATATTGGATCAAGAAGAGCTTGACGCGGCGAAGGTTATGATGTCGCGCGATCAGTATGCACAGGAGTTTGAGTGTAGTTGGAACGCGAATGTACCCGGTGCGGTATATGGAAAAGAGTTAGAAGAGGCGCAAGCCGATGGTAGGATTACGAATGTACCCTACAACCCGGCTAGCAAGGTAGATACTTGGTGGGATTTAGGTGTAGGCGATAGCACTGCAATATTTTTTACGCAGAACATAGGGCGCGCTGTTCACGTTATTGATTATTATGAAGCGCGTGGGGAAGGGTTGCCACACTATTGCAAGGTACTTTCTTCTAAGAATTATCTATATGGTGAGCATAATGCACCACATGATATAGAAGTTAGAGAGTTAGGTACTGGTAAGAGTAGGCGAGAAATAGCTTGGGATCTAGGATTAAACTTCCGGGTGGTTCCTAAGTTACCAATAGAGGATGGTATTCACGCGGCGCAGATGCTGATACCGCGTTTATATTTTGATAGAGAGAAGTGTAAGTATGGCTTGGAATGTCTTAGGCAATATCACCGGGCGTATAACGAGCGCACTAGGAGTTTTAGGGCTACGCCTGTACATGATTACTCTAGCCACGCGGCAGATGCTTTTAGATATTTGGCGGTGGGTCTTAGAGAAGAAGGACGCGGTGTTACAGCGCCGCAAAGACAAGCGGTAATGGACTATGATCCATTCGCAGCATAGGAGATATTAGATGGTAGCAGCAGTTCCTGTAATATTAGGTGGCATAAGTGGCGGCGCAGTAGGCTACGCCGCCGCTAGTGCGTTAACTTTAGGTACGGTAGGTACGGCGGTTGCAACAGCTACTGGTGCGGTGGTAGGCGCTGCTTTAATGGCTCCTAGCCTTCAACCGCAAACTACGGAAATTCCTAATGAAGAAGTTATAGAAATAGTAGATGCAGTAGATACAGTAGATACAGATGTTACCGCTATTGATACAGAAAATGAAACAGGTGGCGAAGATACAACTATAAACGATGTAATAGAAGTACAAGAAGAAGTTATAGAAATAGTAGATACTTCTGTAGACACAACAAATTATAACCAAGTTTCAAGCGAAAGTGTGGCTTCTACAGGGACACAGGTAGCAGAGGCTGCAAGAGAGGTTAGCACAGGTGTTGGCGAAGATAGTGCTATAGATTTTTATGAAAGAGGTCGGCAAGCTACAATACTTACAACGGCACAAGGTTTATTATCTCCAGTAACAACTGGTGTTGGTACATTGTTAAAGCCTACACCCGGATTAGCTAGCGCTGGGCTTATATCATAATGGGTAAACGACCAAAAAATATAGCTGGCGCTATGGGTAAGAGATCCGCACAACCAGCAAAAAGAATGAAAAACGCAACAGTAGATCCCGTTGAGCGTCTAAATCAGCGTATGGCTGGTCGTACACAAGGCGGCGCTAAAAGTAAAAAGCGTAAAACATTAATGTCCGGGTATGGAGGAATGTACTAATGGCTGAAGTTTTACCTATGATAGCGCAGCTTGATAGGCGTTTAAAGACGTTGCAAACGCAAAGATCTAATTGGGAAAGCCATTGGCAACAGCTAGCAGATTTTATGTTGCCGCGAAAAGCAGACATTACTAAGAAACGACAGCAAGGTGATAAGCGTACAGAGTTGTTGTTTGATGGTACTGCAATCCATGCTGTAGAATTATTATCAAGTAGTCTACACGGTATGCTTACTTCTCCTAGTACGCCGTGGTTTTCTATGCGCTATCGTAACCCGGAACTACAACAGGACGATGCAGCAAACGAATGGTTAGAAGTTTGTATAGATCAAATGTATCAAGCGTTTCATAGATCTAACTTCCAACAAGAAATACATGAACTTTATTATGATTTAGTTGTATTCGGTACAGCTGCTTTTTATGTGGAAAGTGCGCCAGAAGGTTTACGGTTTTCGTCTCGGCATATTGCGGAAATTTGCATTAGTGAAGATGCAGAAGGTCGCGTAGATACGGTGTATCGTAAGTTTAAACTAACAGCGCGTAGCATTGCTATGCAGTTTGGCGAAGAAAACTTACCGCAAGAAATCAAAAAAAGTTTAGATAGTGAGCCATTTAAGGAACATCCTATTATTCATGTGGTACACCCACGCAAAGATGGCAAAGGTAGAGCAAAGAAAAGCAAGCCTGTAGCGTCTATTTACTATACAGCTAATACACGACAGCTACTATCTGAAAGCGGTTTTGATGAATTTCCGTTTATGGTTCCGCGTTTTGTTAAGGATAGTGTTAGTACCTACGGACGTAGCCCGGCAATGAACGCGCTGCCAGATACTAAAATGCTAAACAAAATGGCAGAAACAACAATTAGGGCTGCACAAAAACAGATCGACCCTCCGCTAATGGTTCCTGATGATGGGTTTATGTTGCCTGTCAGGACAACACCGGGGGCTTTAAACTTTTACCGTACAGGTACAAGAGATAGACTAGAGCCGTTGCAGATAGGAGCAAACAACCCTCTAGGTTTAAATATGGAAGAGCAAAGACGTAACGCTATCAGGCAAGCTTTCTTTGTAGATCAGCTGCTAATGGCAAACGGACCGTCTATGACTGCTACCGAAGTCTTGCAAAGGAACGAAGAGAAGATGCGGTTGCTTGGGCCTGTTTTGGGTAGGCTACAAGCCGAATTGCTCCAGCCGTTAATCTCCAGATCCTTTGCATTGCTGCTCCGTAACGGTCTTCTCCCAGCCGCGCCGGAGCAGCTTCAAGGTCAGGATATAGATATTGAATATGTATCGCCACTAGCGAAAGCGCAGAAAATGACAGATTTACAATCAATGTTGCGTGGTTTTGAAGTCTTGTTGCAGATGCAGCAAGTAGCGCCAGTAATGGATTATCTAGATGATGATAAGCTTGTGCAGTATTTAGTCGAAACAACAGGTATTCCGGCGCGTGTAGTGCGTAGTAGAAGTGAAGTAGAACAATTACGCAGACAAAGAGCAGAAGCGCAAGCAGCGCAAGCACAAGCGCAACAAGAAGCGTCTTTAGCAGATCAAGCGCAGAAGCTAGCACCGGCGTTAAAAGTCGCGTCTGATGCGCGTGAACGTGGACAAATATGAAGGAATTAGAACAATTAAAACTCGCCTATCGACGTACATTTAATACGGAGGATGGGGAGCAAGTGCTTAGTGATCTTAAAAAGCGTTTTGCTTTTGAGACAACCACTTTTGTTTCTGGCGATCCCCATCAATCAGCTTTCCAAGAAGGCCAGCGCGCAGCAATACTATTGATCGTCAGTATGTTGGCTGAAGGAAAAAAACAAAGATAGGAAACTAAATGAGCGAAGAGACAACCCAAGATGCTGGACCTCAAGAAGTCGCTGAAGCAGTTGCAGCGGAGCCTGTAGTACAGGAACCAGTTGCACAACAAGAAGTTGCACAACCTGTAAGCGAAGGTAATTGGCTTGATGCGTTAGATGAAACGTATCAGCAAGATCCTTTGATAAACAAGTTTACAAGTGCAAACGAACTAGCAAAGAGCCATATTAGCGCGCAGAGAATGATCGGCGCTGATAAGGTAGTGATACCCGGTCAATCTGCTACGCCAGATGAATGGCGCGCAGTTTATCAAAAATTAGGCGCACCACAAGATCCGGGCAGCTATGAGCTAGAACAAACGGAGGTATTTGACGAAACGTCTTTTGATGCTTTTCGCAACAAAGCTTACGAGCTAGGCTTGTCAAACAAACAGGCGGCAGAGATTGCTGGCTTGTATCAAGAGCAAGTAAACAATGGTCGGCAAGTTTTAGAGCAGCGCGCAGAGGAAGTACGTTTTTCCGGGGAGCAAGAGTTACGACAACAGTTTGGCGATCATTTTGACCAGCGCTTAGAAATGGCAAGGTCAGCGTCACAGACTGTTATGAGTGAAGATGATCTTAGGATTTTTTCTGAAGTGCAGCTAGCAGACGGTAGATTGTTAGGGGATCACCCGGCAATTGTAAGAGCGTTTCATAAAATGGCTGAACTTATAGGAGAAGATAATTTAGTCGGTGAAACGACTGAAGTAGTTATGAGTTCGCAAGACGCAAGACAGCGATATAATGAAGTGGTCGCGCAAGGATCTCCTTATTGGGATAAATTCCATGCCGAACATCAAAACTATATTGATGAAGCTTTGCATTTGCGTACTTATTTTGCTGGATAACCGAAAGGCCCAGAACGTCAAGCTTGTGCGTCAAGCGGAGTAGCTAACCTAAATAGTAGCATTGGCCCTTATGGGATAACCGAAGCGCAGCAAACTTTAACTGAAACTGTAATAAGGAGAGACTTATGTCTACTCAAATAACTACAGCTTTTGTTCAACAGTTCTCCGCGAACATCCAGATGCTATCACAGCAAAAGGGTTCGTTGCTGCGTAATGCAGTTGACAGTGAGAGTGTGAACGGTGAAAAAGCTTTTTTCGATCAAGTAGGTGCAGCAGCAGCTGTTCTACGAACCTCACGCCATGCAGACACGCCATTGGTGGAAACACCGCATAGCAGACGTATGGTAACTATGGCTGATTATGAATATGCAGATTTAATTGACGATCAAGACAAAGTGCGCTTGCTTGCTGATCCAACATCTACTTATTCTCAAGCAGCGGCGGCAGCTATGGGCAGAGCAATGGATGATGTAATTATTACTGCGGCTCTTGGCACTGCAACTACTGGTAAAGATGGTAGCACTTCTACAACGCTTCCAGCTGGTCAGAAAATTGCACATGGCAGCGCCGGGTTAACTATTGCGAAACTTCTAAGTGCTAAAGAAGTATTAGATAGTAACAGTGTTGACCCATCCATCACGCGGCATATTATTGTATCGCCAAAGCAAATCTCTGATCTGCTTAACAATACAACCGTAACGTCAAGTGATTTTAATACTGTAAAAGCTTTGGCAACAGGTGATCTTAATTCATTTGTTGGCTTTAATTTTATCGTATCTAATCGTTTGAACACTGACAGCAACAGTGACCGTCAGGTTATTGCTTTTGCCAGTGACGGTATCAAGCTGGCAATCGGTAAAGAACCGTCTGCTCGGATTGATGAACGTGCCGATAAGTCATACTCAACGCAAGTCTATTACTGTCAATCCATCGGGGCAACTCGCATGGAAGAAGAAAAAGTAGTAGAAATTGCGTGTAACGAATAAGGAGACTGACTAATGGCTACTGTTTATTCAACCCAACGCACTAATTCACGCGCTACACCAGCTGTGATGAATAAGGCAAACGAAATGAGTGGCAGAATTAGAGTTGCTCATGGTACTTTTGAAGCATCTTCTTTAGCGTCTGGTGACGTTATTGAAATGTTTATCATGCCTGATGGGGCAAGATTGTTAGAAGGATCACTTGCACATGATGCAATGGGTTCATCTACAACCTTGTCTGTAGGTTTTGCTGCACATACTAACGCAGCTGGTAGCGCAGTAAGCGCGTCAGCGGCAGCGTATAAAGCAGCTGCGGCTTCTACATCAGCGCAAAAGGTAGACATCCTTGCTACACTAGCTCTAGGCTCCGGCACAGAGTTAGACGCTAACGAGGACGGTGTTCCTGTAACGGTAACAATGGGCGGTGCAGCTGGCACTGGTACTGTTGAACTTACCATTAAGTACGTTCTAGACTAATAGAGTGGGGCGCGTTTGCGCCCCCTCTTTTTTATTGGAGATAGAGAATGACAAGTACCGTTGATATTGCTAACTATGCGCTAAACAGTTTAGGTGCATCTAATATTACTGCGCTAGATGAAAACAGCAAACCAGCGCGCATTGTTAACCAGCGATACGAAGCGGTAAGAGATAGTGTGTTTAGATCGCATCCTTGGAATTGTTTAATTCGTAGGGCAGAGCTAGCACAAGAAAGTACAGCGCCTACATACGGCTACGGTAAACAGTATGCTTTACCTACAGACCCATTTTGTTTGCGCGTTTTAGAGTTTAGCAACGGCACATTAACGTTTCCGTTTGATAATATGCGAAGTAATAGCGATACTCCGGCGTTTATTATTGAGGGTCGCAAGCTATTAACGGACGAAGGTACTGCAAAAATCAAGTATGTTGCGCGGATTACAGACCCACAACAGTATGATGCCGGGCTAATTGAAACGTTAGCAGCTAGATTAGCGTATGAAATATCGTATGCAATTACAGGATCTACTACTGTACGGCAGCTATCGGCAGCTGATTACGATAGAAAACTTAAAGAAAGTACGTTTCAGGACGCAACTGAAGGTGCGCCAGAGCGTATTGAAGCTAATGATTTTGTCGAGGCGCGTTTCTAATGGCAAGATCTGCACCTTCACTAAGCACATTTACAGCTGGTGAAATATCGCCACGCTTAGAAGGGCGTATTACGCTAGAGAAATACAAGGCTGGCTTATCAGATTTAACTAACATGGTGGTGCAACCACACGGCGGCGTTACACGTAGACCGGGTACTCAGTATCTTGGCACTGTAAAAGATAGCAGTGTAAAAAGTAGGCTTATACCATTTCAGTTTAAAACCACAGATACATACATACTTGTGTTTGGGGATCAAGTTATGCGTGTGTATCGCAACGGCTCTCAAGTTTTAAAAGGATCGGCACAAAATATTACAGCTGTAACAAAAGCAAACCCCGGCGTAGTAACAATATCTTCTCATGGCTATAGCAATGGTGATGAAATATTTTTAGATAATGTTGTCGGCATGACAGAATTAAATGGTCGTAACTATAAGGTGGCTAACGTCACAACAAATACATTTACGTTGCAAGATTTGTTTGGCAACAACATTAACACAACAAACTTTACAACATATGCGTCAGCTGGGGCAGTAGATGAAATATTTGAAGTAGCAACGCCATACGCAGCGGCTGACATATTTAATTTACGGTTCGCGCAAAGTGCAGATATTATGTATTTTGTACATCCAAGCTATGCAATTCGTACTTTATCGCGTACAAATCACAACGCTTGGACATTTGCCACAGCAACAATAACAGGATCGCCTAATCCATCACTGTCAGGTACTGATAATTACCCAAGTGTTGTTACGTTTTTTGAACAAAGACTTGTTTTTGCAGCAACAAACAACAACCCACAAACGTTATGGTTTAGTAAAAGCGCAGATTATCTTAACTTTACTACAGGAACAAACGCAGATGACGCTCTTATTTACACGATTGCATCAAATCAAGTAAACAATATTAGGTATTTATCAGCTACGCGAGTGCTTACTATTGGTACTTCCGGCGGTGAATACGTGCTTACAACTACAAATGACGGTCCTATAACGCCGACTACAACGCAAATTCGTAAGTATTCTAACTACGGATCGGCTAATACAGAGCCTGTACAGGTCGCAGATGTAACGTTGTTTCTGCAACGCGGCAATAGAAAAGTAAGAGAGTTTAAATATATTGGTGAAGTAAATACAGCCGGGTATCAAGCGCCGGATCTTACAGTGTTAGCAGAACATATTACGGAAGGTGGCCTAGAAAGTTTTGCGTACCAACAAGAGCCAGAAAATATTGTGTGGGCTATTCGTGCAGATGGCACACTAGTAGGTTTAACGTATCGGCGTGAAGAGCAAGTTGTTGCGTGGCATAAACATACGATAGGTGGCACGTTTAGCGGCAGTTCGGCAGTGGTCGAAAGCATTGCAACGTTACCTACGGACACAGGTAATGACGAGCTATACATGATTGTAAAACGCACTATCAATAGTGTTACCCGGCGATATGTAGAGCGCATGAAAGATTTTGATTTCGGTAGCAATACTACGTCTGCATTTTTTGTAGATAGCGGTCTATCGTATTCGGGCAGTGCGGTTAATAGTTTTAGTACGTTGTATCATTTAGAAGGTGAAACGGTTTCTGTGCTTGCTAACGGCGCAAGTCATGCGAACAAAACAGTATCAAGCGCGTCTATAGCACTTAATTTCTCTGCAACTAGCGCTGCTATTGGGTATGGGTACACATCTAATATGCAAACGCTACGCATTGAAAGCGGATCTTCTGACGGTACAAGTCAGGGCAAGCCGAAAAGAATACACGGTATTACAGTACGATTATTTGAAACAGTGGGCGTAGAAGTAGGTAACGATAGCTCCGAAACGGATCGTATCTTTTTCCGCGATAGTTCAATGGATATGGATACGGCGGTTCCTCTTTTCTCCGGCGATAAAGATGTTGAGTTTCCGGGTGGCTTTGATGATGATGATAGAATATACTTACAACAGACACAGCCACTACCTTTGACAGTATTAGCACTGTATCCGAGGATGAATACTTTTGATAAATGATAGCAAGACCACTTAGTAAAGTTCACGTTTTAGATGTAGCGGATCGGGTTCCGTTGCAAAACAATTCGCAGTTAGGTTTAGTTCTTTCTGCAATGCCTGTTTATTTGCAGCCGGGTAGAGGTTTGGCACTTATAGACAATGGCAAGGTTTACGCTGTTACAGGTCTAGCGCCTGTATGGGAAGGTGTAGCAGAAGCTTGGTTTTTGCCTACGCGAGAAATGCAAGGTAAGCGGATACAAACAATACGTTTAGTTAAACGTGAGTTAGATGCCGCAATAACTAGACTGAAGCTGACAAGGGTACAAGCTGTTGTTAGATCAGATTTTACAAACGCACATAAGCTTGCAAAGTTTTTAGGTTTTACAAGCGAAGGTCTAATGCACAAGTATGGACCAGATGGTTTAGATTACGAAAGGTACGCGAAATGGAAGCACTGCCATTAATAATGATGGGTACGCAAGTTGCTGGCGGTATAGCAGAAAAGAAAGCTGCTAACAAAGCGGCAGCGGCAGCTGCAAGAGTTGGTGAGTTTAATGCACAGATTATCGAGCGTGATGTAAACTTATTAGAAAATCAACGTACTATTATTAACAACAATGTGCTTATTTCTAACAAGCGTAAGCGGATGGCGTTTCGTAAAACGCAAGGTCAGGCTGTAGCTGGGTTTGCTTACGCTGGTGTTGATATTGCAGTCGGCACACCTATGCAAGTTTTGCGCGAGGGTGGTCGAGAAAGTGATTTTGAAATTGCTATAGATAAGTTCAATAACTATGTAACTAATATGCAAATCAACGATGCTATAGAAGATACCAAGTTAACAGCGCAGTTATCGCGTATGGAAGCTGGTGCATCAGCGGCAGCGCTTAGATCGTCAGGTACGGCAAGTTTAATAGCTGGTTTTGGTTCGGCTGCACGTATTGGTTATGATACTAGAGCTTTTGCGTAATTTTAAAAAAGGTAAATATTAATGCGTATACCTATCTATCGTGCTGGTAGCACACCTACAGGCGAAGCGCCGGGTCGTAGTTTTAGAGCAAGAGCAAGTGCAGCGCCTTTTATTAGACAGGCAGAAGCTAAAGCTAGTGTGTTTACAGCTGCTACTAAAGAGATTGGTGAGTTTGCTGCTACGCGATACAAGGCCGCTAGGGAAGCGCAGATAAACCAAAAGTTGCTAGCTGGTGAAACAGCCTTACGCGAAGATGCGCGTAGATTGTCTAGAGTTGATCCGGGTGAACTTGGTTCAATTTTTAACGAAGGTGGCAACGAAGAAGAAGGTCAGTGGGCGTTAGCTACTAAAACAGCAAGAGAAAGTTTGCTAGACGGTGTTACTGATCGGCGTAGTCAACAAGTATTAACTGATCGTTTCAATCAAATGGAGCTTACCTATCGGTATAGCTTACGCGGTGCAATAGATACAAAGCTTGATGCAGCTACGCAGAAAACAAGAGCCGATGCAGCAACGCAGTTTTCGCAAAACATTGCAAGTGCTACAGAACTAAACGAAGCAAAGCTTCACGCAAATAACTTTGGCATTAACTCTGTCAGGCTTGCACAATTAGGATTAGGCAATCCCGGTGCATTAAAACAACAAGAGTACAATGCTTTGTACAACGGTATTCTTGGCAATATACGTGCAGCATTGAATAGTAGCGGTACGCCTGTACAAGATTTAGAAGAGTTACGACTTACTCTTAGGGAGCTACAACAACTGCAAAGCAGACCAGAACCCGAAAGGGCAGCTGGTAGGGAAACTGTGTTAGCCAACAGTGGAGCCGGGCGTATGCAGATCGGTTTACTGGAAATGTTGCCGATGAATGATGCGGCAAAACTATTGCAAAGTCTTGGCGCTGGTGCAGCGTTTTTTGATGCTCCGTCAGCTGAACAACAAAAACTTGAAAGAGTTAATCTTCAAATTCTTAAAGAAACAAAAAAAGGAATTACTGATGGCGTTTCAATGTTGCAAAAAGGATTGGCTTTACCTGATGGTTATATAGAAACGTTAGAAGCGCAAGCGCAACTGACTATGCCTTTCGGAGATGAAGCAGACCAAACTGTTACTACTGAAGGTCTTGCTGATTTACGTTTTTTAAACAATCTTTCGCAAGCTGTTAAAGGTGTCAGTAACACAAAAGGTATTAACGATTTAATAATTAGCTTAGAAGGTCCGGGTGTTACAGAAGGTCAAGCAAGTTTAGGTTTAGAGTTTTTGCGCGGTTTTAAAGCTGACATGGAAAAACAACTTAAATCTGATCCTGTAGGATACGCTTCTAAAGTAGGGTCGGTAGATATAACTCCAATAGACTTATCTCCACAGGCAATACAAAGTTCAAACTTTACAGGTGGTATTGATAACACCGGGATCTCTAAAAGAATAAATGATGCGATTGCAATACATGGTCATTATGAACTTGACGGAGCTATAAAGTTTCTTACGCCAGAAGATGTTGCTAAATATGCGCCAAGTTTTAATACAGGAACAGCTGTAGAAAAAATGCAAGCTATCACTACAGTTCAACAAATGTTTGGTAGACACGCCGGGTCGGTGTTAGAACAGCTGTCTAGTCAAGCGCCTGTTACAATGCACGTTGCTGGTCTTATGCAAGATGGGCTTATGCCACAAGCAGAAGTAATATTTAAAGGTGTAGAAGAAATAAACGCAAACGGTGTGCCGATAGAGGGCGCTGATATGCGTGAAGCAGAAAGCACAATGTTTGGTATTATTGGTGCGGCGTATGAATTTTTGCCCGGCGAACTAAATGCTAAACTTAAAAAAGATATAAAAGATGTAGCATTAGCGTATTACGCAGAAGTTATTTCGCGTAAAGTTGATAAGACTTATGACGAAGGTTTGTGGTCAGAAGCTGTTAAGATTGCGTCAGGTTTTAATCCGCAAACTGGTGGCGGTGGTGTGCAAGAAATTAAAGAAAAACCAACAATTCTACCGCCAAATAGAACAGCTGAAGAAATAAAAACAGCATTAGAAAATATTACTAGAGAAAACTTTAGCAGTATTGCTAGCACTACACTCGTTGACAAAGAATTATTTGAGGCAATTCAAAGTGGAGAAGAATATTCTTTTTACGCAAGAGGTCGTGAAAACGGAAAGATTGTTTACGGTGTGCAGCGTGGCGAGTATGGATCAGCTGGCTTTGGAATAATGACTGATAGTAATGGTGAGGATTTAGCTTTTACTATGGAAGAACTTGTTACAGCTTCTAGGATACAACCGCCAAAAGTAGTTGAAGAAACTGGCGTAGCTGGTTTTACTGCAACAGGTGCAGCGCAAGAAGCAGCAAAGTTTGTTGCTGAACAAAAAAACGAAGATACATCAGAACCTAAAGAAAAAACAAAACAATCAGCACAAAGTATATTAGATGATCTTGTTGATGAATTTTCTATGATTGAAGTTTTAACTGATAATGATGGTAGAGAAATAATAAAATCTTGGGCTGAATTAAACAATGTTTCTGTTAATGATGCGATGTTATCGGAAATTCAAAAATTAGTAGATAAACAATTAAAAGATGAAAGTAATTAATGGCTAGCTATCTACCTAATCAAGTAAACAAGTTAGCGTTTGCGTCTGCGCCAAGGGCAGATAAACCGTTAGGTTCGTTTGTAGAAAACTTATCGCAAGCTTTTGATGCTGGTCTAATGCAAAGCGGAACGTCTGCCGAGCGCTATATCAAAGAAGCGTGGGAGCCTGTAGTTGACGAAATAAAAGATATTACTGGCGTTTCATTTAACAATCCCGGTTCTTATCTTAGGCCAAATATTTTTGAAATAGGTAGGGGCTATCCACTTATAAACAAGCAGTTTCATTACGATCACTATGTAGAAAAAGTAGAAAGCTATGTGCGTGATAATCAAGATGTGTTGCCAGAAAATGTAGTGAATACAGTATTAGACAAAGAAAGAGATAACACTTGGCGGCAACAAGCAAAAGATGAATACCATGCCGAGCAGCGTGAGTTAGCAGAAATTACTGACAGATCCCCGGGGATAGGTAATACAACGGCTAGGTTTTTAGGTGGTTTAGCAGCTGGCGCTGAAGATCCAATAAACCAACTAAGTATGCTTGTTCCGGCGTTACGTCTGAGAAATACTTTTAGCGCTATCGTGTTTGGCGAAGCAATATCAAATGCTGGTGTAGAAGCTATACAACAACCGGGGGTTGCCGAGTGGTACGAAAGTTTAGGCTTAGAATATTCTTGGAAAGATTTTGTTACTAATGTAGGTAGCGCAGCAATTATTGGTGGTGCTTTTCCTATTGGTATAAAGATCGGTGGCAAAACTATCGGCTTGACATTCGAGCAAGCAAAAAAAGGTGCGCGTCTACTAACAGGCACAAGGAAAACCGATCTACAAGAAACAGCTGAAATTTTAGAAGAGGTTGCATCTTCAACAGTAGAAAGCAGTCCATTTGAAGTTTCTGCAAAAGATCGTGATGTAAATATTAATAATATAAACGAGCAGCTTGTAAGAATTAACAAACGTTTTGACGAATTGGATGCAGAAAAAAAACGTCTAAATGCTGAAAGCACAGAACTTACGAATGAGACAATGGAATTGTCAGATCAAGGTTTAAGTAATGAAGAAATAGTTGCGCGTATAAATCCAAGACAAATAAAGATAAATGAAAGACTTAAAGAAATACAGAAAGAGCAAGAAGCTATAGGTCTTGAAAATCAACGTTTAGAAAATAAAAAAAACAAATCGCATAATTCTATAGGTCAAGCTGAACATCAAGCCCGGCTTACAGAGGCAACCGTAGCAATTAACGATGGCGAAATGCCAAGGCTGTCAGACAATACGGAAGCGCAAGTTGTTATACCAGATAACATTAATCAAGCTACTAATCTTGGCGGCGTTGTAGATGAATTTAATCCGCGTGATATAAACGTAGATGCTAAAACATTTCAGTTTAAAGAAGGTGGTGACATATACGGTGTTACCGATAGGTTAGAGGGTGTAACAGAGTTTGACCCAATAAAAGCTGGAATGATTACAGTGTATGAATACGCTGATGGTCGTTTGTTTATAGCAGATGGACACCAGCGACTAGGTTTAGCCAAACGTATTATGGATCAAGATCCTAGCCAAGATATACAAATGGTTGGTTTTAGATTGCGTGAAAAAGATGGCATCACGCCAGAAGAGGCAACCGTTATTGCTGCACTAAAAAACATAGCCGAAGGTACTGGCACTGTTATAGATGCAGCAAAGATACTACGCATAAACCCAGATAGAATTGTTGAGTTACCGCCAAAATCTGCATTTGTCCGACAGGCTAGAGACTTGTCACAGTTATCAGATGATGCGTGGGGTATGGTTAAAAATGAAATAGTTGCACCAAACTACGCAGCTATTGTTGGTCGGTTGATGGCAGATGATGCCACAATGCAAAAAGCAGCGTTAGATGTATTATCAAAAACAGAACCGTCTAATGAGTTTCAAGCAGAAGCAATAGTGCGTCAGGTACGCGAAACAGAACTTGTAAGCGAAACGCAAGAAAACTTATTCGGTGAGGAAGTGTTAACGCAAAGCTTGTTTGCCGAGCGCGCAAAAGTGTTAGACCGAGCGCAAAAACAATTACGCAAAGATAAAAACTCTTTCCAGAACTTAATTAAAAATGCAGATAGGCTGGAAGATGAAGGTAACAAACTAGCAAACGAAGCAAACAAAAGAAGGGCAACAAACGATGGCAAAGCGATCTCGCTCCTCCAAAGCCAAGCGAACAGGAAAGGTAGCCTCTCAGAAGCCCTTACAACCGCAGCAAGGCAAGCAAAAGAAACAGGAAACTACAACCGCGCTACAACAAGCTTTGTCGAAGATGTCAGACGAGCAATTTCAGATGGCGAGTTCGACCGCGCAGAAATTAGCGATGCTGGACGCGCTTTCGATGCTCCAGAAGAAATCCCTCAGATACGAACAGATGCAGAGGAAATCGAGCTAGATAAATTTGATAGTTTGTTTAGCGAGGGCATGGAGGAACAAGCTAGAATATTAGATGCCGGGTTGCGTCAAGATTTAGATGTTAATGAAATACTTGATGAATATAAACTAGATTTTCAGCGGCAACTTAAAAACAATCCTAATAATGAAACTTTAATACGACATCCTTACATTGTAAGAGCCGTAGAAGATATGGAAAGTAGGCCCGAAACAAATAAAATGCCGGGCTACCCTAAAGATGAAAACGATGTTGAAGGTATTGCAAATTGGGTGAGTGAAAGACAGTACATTGTTGACGGTAGTAACAACGGTACTTTTGACGATGCTATGCGCGATATGGTTAAAACAGCGCGTAGTCTTGGCTGGATAGATGATAAGATAGAGTTGCCAGCTAATGCTATTAGAAAAGAAAAGAAAGCAGTAATTATACTTGGGCCACCAGCTGCCGGGAAAAGTACGCTTGCTAATCCTATAGCGCGCAAGATGGGTGCTTCTATTGTTGATGCAGATGAAGCTAAGAAGCTTTTGCCAGAATACGAAGGTGGTATAGGTGCAAATGCAATACATGAAGAAAGTTCTTTAATGTCGGACATTTTGCTTAAAACGTTGCTAGAGGAAGGTGATAACTTAGTGTTGCCAAAAGTCGGCGGTAACGTAGAAAGTATAGAACGTGCTATTTCTATGATAAAACAAAAAGGTTATAGTGTAGAAGTATTTGATATGGCGGTATCTTTTGACAATGCAATGCAGCGTATGTTGCAACGTTTTGTATCAAAGGATAGATTTATTAATCCACAATATGTAGTTAAGGTTGGTGAAAATCCAAGCAAAACTTTTGATGAAATTAAAAAGAAAGGTTTAGCAGATGGCTATTACAGAATCGACAACAACGGACCTCAAGACGGATACAAAGAAGTCCTTACAGAAACCGGGGAACTCCTCAAAGACACGAGTATTAGACTTAGAAGAGGTGGAGTTGAAAGCGGTCCAGAAGTCAGACGGACAGGTAGGAAAGTATCTGTTGGAGAGATCTCTGAAAGCTTTGAGGAGCTAGACACACCCACTATTAGCGAAAGTTTTTTAGACGAGGAATTTCCGTTAGAAGTCTTAGGCGAAGTAGATGATGTTACTGGCGAAGTTGTTTTGCGAAAAGTAACAGCTAGGCAGTTGCTTGATGAAATAGATCAAGATGATGCAATGGTCGATGCAATATCAAGGTGTCCGTTATGAGTTTTAAAAAATGTATTGATGATTTAGAAAACGGCAATCAGCTTACAAGAAACCAAGCGGAGGAAGTGCGCGAGGTTTATGAGCAACAGCTAGAGTTTCATAAAGGGAAAATGAGCGATACAGCTGCCGAAGCAGAGGCTGGCAAAGATGCTTTCAATGCAATTAAAAATAAAAAGTTACATAGCAAACGCCAAAAGATTACGCAAATGCGTACATGGCAAGAAATTACAAGAAACCTAGATAGCTATCGTAATAGGTTAGGTCAACAAGATCCAAATGCAGCTGCGCTTGCTTTATTTGAGCAAGATGGAATGTCAAAGTTTTCTAGTGTAGTGCAAAGAGAAGAAGCTATTGCTGGTTTTGCGTTTGCAAACATGAATAAAATTCTTGGTACGTTTCGTCGCAATCTAATAGGTAATGTACGAAGCAAAGCAAAACTTAAAAATATTGTTAGAGAGGCGTTTGGTGAAAATACAGGTGATGTAAGCGCAAAAGAACTTGCCGAAGCTTGGGGTGGCACAACAAAAATGTTAGGCAAAAGATTTAACAGGGCTGGCGGCAATATTGCATTTAAGAAAAATTACGGAATTTCACAAAATCACAATAGAATTACTATTGCAAAAGCTGGTCGAGAATTGTGGAAAACCTTTATAAAACCGTTATTAAATCGTACACAAATGATAGACCAAACTACAGGTATACCTTTTAATGATTTTCAATTAGACTTAGCGTTAAACGATGTTTACGATAGTATTACGTCAGAAGGATTTAATAAGTTAAATCCGGGGGCTGGTGGGCGCGGTAAATCTTTAGGTAATACGCGGCAAGATCATAGGTTTTTAATTTTTAAAAATGCAGACAGTTGGATGAAGTACCAAGAACAATTTGGTGATCCAAATGTTTTTGACACTATGATTTCTCATGTAAAAAATATGTCGCGTGACATTGCGCTAATGGAAATACTTGGGCCTAATCCTACAGCAACGGTAAATTTTCTACAGCAAACTTTAAATAAAAAAGTAAAAACAGAAGCCCTTACTGGACCAGTTAACGTAAAAGCTGAAAACGCAGTTGCGAAAACAAATAAAAAAATAGAACATTTGTATGCTGCCGTTACTGGTAGGAATAATGCACCCATTGATGGAACATACGCACCTGTTTTTGCTGGGTTGCGTCAAATACTGCAATCGGCGCAGTTAGGTGCTGCGTCAATCTCTGCAATTACAGATCTAAACTTTCAACGGTTAGCGCGTCAGTTTACAGGTTTATCGCAAACGCGCACGTTACAACAGTATTTAGAATACCTTAGTCCTCTAGGTGCAAAAGAAAAAGGTGAGTTAGCAATCGGTTCTGGTTTAATTGCAGAAGGTTGGACAAGTTTAGCTGCCGGGCAAATGCGTTTTGTTGGCGATATGTCGGGTCCAGAAGTTACTAGGCGTATATCTGATTTTGTAATGCGCGCTTCTTTTCTATCGCCAATGACTTCTGCCGGGCGTTGGGCTTTTGGTATGGAGTTTCAACAGTTTGTTGGGCGTAACGCTGCCAAAGGTTTTAACGATTTAGATCCAAATTTTAAATCTACGTTGCAACGTTACAACATAAATCAATCTGATTGGGATGTTATACGCGCAACAAACCCATATGATGAAAAAGGTGCAAAATTTATAAGACCTACTGATCTTATGGATCGTGCAGATTTAGACCCTAGTTTAAGAGAAAGTGTAGCAACTCGGTATTTAGAAATGATTAATACCGAAACAAACTTTGCTGTGCCATCTAATTCACTGAGAGGTCGTGTATTTCTCACAGGTGACAGTCAGCCCGGAACAGTTACAGGTGAGTTATCGCGGTCTTTTGCAATGTATAAAAACTTTGGCGTTACTGTTGTAAATACACATTTGATGCGCGGCATGACGTTAGATAAAACATCAAGCAAAGGTGGTTACTACGCGAACTTACTTATTTCTACTACAATGATGGGTGCGTTAGCATTGCAACTTAAAGAAATATCTAAAGGTCGTGATCCGCGTAATATGTTTGGTGATAGTGAAGAAACTGCAAAGTTCTGGTTTGCCGCATTTATGCAAGGCGGTGGTCTAGGTATCTTTGGTGATTTTCTAAACTCTGGAACAAATAGATTTGGCGGTGGTTTAGCAGAAACTATAGCTGGACCTGTTGCTGGTTTTGGCGATGATATTTTAAAATTAAGTGTTGGTAACTTATATCAAGCTGCTACTGGTGACGATACAAACGCAGCTGGTGAGTTAGTTAAATTTACGCAAAGATATTTACCCGGTTCGTCTTTGTGGTATGCAAGGTTAGCATTAGAACGCAAAGTATGGGATCAACTACAGCTTATGACAGATCCAAAAGCGCGGTCTAAGTTTCGTAGGGCAGAAACAAAGTATCGTAGGGATTTTGGTCAAAAATACTGGTGGGGTCCGGGTGATACAGCGCCGACAAGAGCGCCACGTTATTCAGCGGCGATTGAATGAAAGACTACACAATTAGGTTAAATTATGGTATTAGGGCAGCAAGGTAAGGAATTGCTATGACAGTAAGTAGTAGTACAAGTAAAGTTAGTTTTAGTGGTAACGGTTCGCTTACTACCTTTGCTTATAGTTTTAAGATATTCGACCAAGATGATCTTACAGTTATCTTGCGCGCAGCTGATGGAACAGAAACTGTCCAGACTATAACAACGCACTATACAGTTACAGGCGTAGGGTCGGCTAGTGGCGGTAATGTTGTATTTGGTTCTGCCCCGGCAAGCGGTGTGACCGTTGTTATTTTACGCGAACAACCATTTACGCAAGGTTTAGATCTCGTTCCTAATGATCCATTTCCGGCAGCAAGCTTAGAAGAGGCGTTAGATAAGTTAGTGTTCATGGCGCAAAAGCACGAAGAGGAACTAAGTCGTGCTATTAAAGGATCGCGTACAAATGTAATATCTAATTCAGAATTTACTGTATCTGCTACAGACCGGGCTAATAAAGTTTTTAGTTTTGACGGCAGTGGTAATTTAGCCGTTACGCAAGAGCTTGGTGAATTCAAAGGAAATTGGGCTACGTCAACTACATATGCGGTGCGTGACATCGTTAAAGACACAAGCACTAATAACATATTTCTAGTTAACACAGCGCACACTAGCTCGGGCGCACAGCCTCTTACAACAAATGCTAATAGCGCAAAGTATGATTTGATAGTCGATGCTGCAACTGCAACCACAGCGCAAAATGCTGCTGCTGCAAGCGCTGCAACAGCAACCACTAAGGCAAGTGAGGCAGCTACAAGTGCTACAGCAAGTGAAACTGCAAAGACCGCTAGTGAGACAGCAAAGACTGCATCCGAAACAGCAAAGGCTGCTAGTGAAACTG